TCTACTGGTCCTAGCAATCCGTCCCGCGTTAAGATGTTATTCATCTGTATCGCGAAGTCACCCATTGTCTCATTAGCCCAAGCGGCTTCAATGATGGCACCATCAGTAACCGGTGGATACGGTAGCGTGTACAGACCGTTTGAATCACGAGGCATTCTATTCTCCTTGACTTACGCCAATTTCTCTTGCTGGAGCATTAACTAATAGATCAGCCATAAACCGCTCTTTGGCAGACAGTGGCGCTCCCCTCAGCTTCTTTGCATCTATAAGCGCAAGGAACTTCTGTGGGTCAGCCAAAGCGGTATCTACAGATTCTAATGTCTTTTTGTTTCCAGCACCAGTAATAAGATCTACCATTGGTCGTGCCTTCCACGCACCTGTAGAACTAACTGCACGACTAATAGGACCCCTGAGATCTCCTATATTAAGCTTACCACCACCAACATCCGCTACAGGATCAAAGAGTTCACGCTTGCGTAAACTATCAATGGTGTTAGCAATGTCTGCTTGTCTTTGTGGATCTAAGTTAGCTTCATGAGCTCTTACAGTATCACGCAACTGACCAGATCTAATTGCAGGAATATCTCTACCATTTATGTTATGTACCCCGACATCACCTGCAATAGTGCCTTGATCACTTATAAATCTACGCTTGATAGCTTGAGCTGCTTTTGCTTCATCAGCTAGTTTACCAGCTCTAAGCGTAGATTCTTGTATCTTACCAAACATGTCATTAGAAGCATAATTGCCCATATAAGTGAGCGAATCACGCACGCTTTTTACGCCAGGCAAATCTTTAACATTGTCTAATTGATCATGCAAAATCTTAAGATCTTGTGCAGTTAAATTTGGGTTCTCACTGATTGTGGAGTATATATGACCAACTCTGCTTTTAAGCTTAGGATTATTCCAAATATCAGGGGAGCTATGCAATTGATCAATTTCCTTCTTCAGGACTGTCTTAGCCCCATCATCTAGTCTAAAGCCTTGCAATGCAGTAGTTCCAGCATCGTTTATCTTAACTACATTAGCTGCAAGTTCTTCAGGTGTACCCTTAGTAGCAGTGTCATTAAGAAGGTTATTAAAGTTATCCAATGCTTGAGATTCATCAATCTTTTGGAAGTTGGCACTAGGATGATTCCGTGTTCTTGCACCCTTCTCCATAGCACCCACATATGCATCATCTGCTACTGCAGCAGTTGTAAGGGGGACACGAGAAGCAGGTGCGTTCCTAAGCTTAGCAGTTACCTCATCAAGGCGCTCTTGACCAAGAGTCTTCTGGAAGGTCTTATAGGCACGTTCAGAAGCGTTCTTTGCTGTTGGTACAACAGCTTGTACTATAGGTTTAGCAGCCGCACCAGCTAAAGATAAAACTGTAGGTGCAGCAGCTCCTACAGCTCCTGCTTGTACCATGTTGCCTAAGCGTGACTCACCTTCTTCAGGTTTAACTATACCTGCGCCTAAAGCAGCTTCTGCTCCCGCTCCTGCAGCACGACCAAGATTAAGATACCTACCACCTACATTGCCTGCAGTTTGAAGTGCTTTGCCAGCCATAGGTAGTTGTGTCAAACCTTTACCTGCTAAACCTACTACACCGCCAAGGGGGGCGGTGGCCAACATCTCTGCGCCAACCTCTCCTGCAGTACCCCAGCCACCGAGATGTTCTTTGTTCTTTGCCCAATCTTTAAGCTCCTGGGCTTCTTCTGGTGTGCCCTGACCAACAAGATCTTTGCCACCAAGATATAACCTACGCAAGCCACCACCTGCCCCTACAAGAGCTTTTTCTGCAAAGTTCATGCCCTCTGCAGGATCAACATTCATTGGCGGTACTTGGACCTTAGGTCTAGCAGCTACAGCTTTAGGCAACGAAGTAGCTGGTGCAGCATATTGTTTTTTAAGTACAGCAGCAATAGCATCATCTGACATATTGTCAGGAAACTCACCTACTGAGCCATCTGGCAGGTCAATTTCTTTCATGATTACTCCACGAGACCAGTGGCAGGATTAAACTTCTTGCGAGGTTTTCCACCGCCACTAGACACTTTATCTGCAGCCCTTCGCTGTAATGGACCACCTGTCTCGGCATCAATGCCTAAACGTGCAAGCTCTTTAGCTATATCAGCTTTATCACTTGCAGCTAACTTAGCAGCTTCTTCAGGAGCCATCGGCGCCTTTGGCCCCCTCCTGTATTCACTCATAAGTATATTGGCACGCTCGAGTTCAGCAGGGGGGAGCTGAACTGATACTGGCGGTGACTTGCTTATACCTGCGTCAGCAGCCGTAGGATCAGTTACACCTGGCATTGCTGCCACTGGTGCTGCTTGTACAGGAGTTGTTGGTGCCACTGGCGCTGCTTGAGCTGCCTGTACTGCTGCAGGTAATGCCTGCGATGACGCTGTAACACCTGGTAAAGCACCTTCTGCAACAGGGACTTCATCTGGATCATGAAACGCTTTGGCTACTTGTGGATAGCCTAGATCAATAGACTGTTGCCGGATCTTCTTGTAGAACGAGTCTGCAATCCTTTTACGTTCTGCAAGGTTTGTTCTAATAGCACTAGCTTTCATGCCAGGTTTAATGGTTGCAGCAATCCAGGCGTCTTTTTCACCTTCACTTAAGGCTGTACCGAACTTTTCATGACGTTCAACCAAAGCTGCTTGAAGTTCATAGTTCTTCCACCAATTGGCAGATGCCTCAGCATCTTTACCAGAGAATGGATTCCATGTACCAGAAACTTTATCAACAAAGCCACCAGCTCCAGCATACTTATCATCAAAACTATCATGAATAGTTTTAATACCGTCTCTAGCCTCTTCGGCTGCTCGTATAGGTTTTGCAATAGAATTAGGTACAGGCTTAGCTCCTTTAGCAGCTGTAGCAGCCGCTACTTGGCTAGCTCGCTTCTCAGCAGCTTCAAGAGCTCGTTCTTTGTTAATCTCTGCAATCTTAACTAATACATCGTCATGATCCTTCTTCCATTTCGCTTGCATTTCACGGTCATCTTTATACCGCAGCATGTTTTCTTCAAGACGTTTTCTTTCAAATTCAAGTTGGTTACCTTGAACTTCAAGTTTAAGCGCACGATCTTTACCAGCTTGTTCACCTCTAAATGCCCGAGCCTCTTCACGCTCAGGTTCTTTAATGAGTATATCCGCCCCATATTGAGCTGCAAGCGCCTTCGTAAGGGGATTCCTTTCACCTTGTGCCGCCCATGCCAGCTTGTCTTGAGTTGTAGGCTCGACAGGGGAGGACATAAGTGGCCCTTGACCTGGTTCGGTAGGTCCTTGTACCTCAAACTGAGAAGCCTTGGGCATAGAGCCAACCCACTTCTCTTTTTCTGCCTGCATAGCTAGCTTAAGTGCGTTCTCTTTCTCAGTGGTCTTATAGTCACCATAAGCTGCTGCGCCTTGTTGAATTATGGGGGCTAATTGCTCAGCCCAGTGTGGAGCGACATAATGTTTACCGATCATCTCGCCTTTAGGCTGTGCAAAACCTCGCTTGCGCAAAAGGTCAATATTTGCACGAGCACGCTTAACCGACTCCAGTTCAGTATCAAAGTCAGGCATTGCTGCTGATGTCATGTTTATCCCCAGAAGCTAGACAATGCGCCACCTGCTGCACCACCTATTGATGAGCCAGCTACGGCACCTGGTGCACCACCGCCATAAATACCACCAATGATACCACCTGCTACAGAGCCTATTCCAGATAGTAAGCCACCTTTGTTCTTATTTTTAATGTTATTAGCAGCAACTCTAGTATCATAGTCTTGGCCAGCTGCCCCTACGACGTCTGCTGCACCTGCGTTACCTTGGTTATAGTAGTCACCAAATGATAGGTTTGGCACACCACCTGCTGCACCAGTAAGTCTTTGATACTCATCAAGAGGCATATTACGTGCAAGCAATCCTTCATCATATTGACGAGTACGGTCCTCTGTATCTGCTGCTCTAGACAAGAGCTCATTCTGAACACCAATGCCGTAAACATCCTTCTCTTCACCCCACTGCTGGCCACGAAGACTATTAGCGAACTGGGCGGCATTTGTCTCTTCAGTATCAGCTAGTTGACGTGCTCGGAAAGTACGATCAAAGATATTGCCGTATTCGCCTGCAGCACCTAATAAAGCTTGTTGCTCTGCATCATTAAAGCGTTGTCCTTGAGACTGCATAGCAGCTTGCCAGGCAGGTGTACCTTCAGTAATACCTTGAGCTTTAAGCCTAGCAATCTCAGCAGCATTGCCTTGTTCAAGTCCTGGCCGTAGACGCGACATCATCGCATCTTGTACTTCTTGTACAGCCCCAAACCCTGTACCACCAAGTTCAGGATTATCACTGTAGTCAATACTACCCCAGTCACTTAGCTTGTTTTGGTCGGGGGCGGCTGTACCCTTCCAACCCTCTACTTGAGTAAAGCCACTGGTATCAAATGGCGTACTATACGCATTCTTGACACCAGCAAGCAGACCACCAGCGGTATCTGTTAACTCACTGGCTTGTCCAGTTTTAGCATCTAAAATTGCTTGATACTCAGGATTATACTGAGTATTCTGAGACCACTCGCCTGTAGTAGGATCTTGATCCCACTTCGTAGAACCATAGGGATTAGTTTGGTCTACCCTATTAGCTTTAGTCTGGTACTCAAACGCCTCTTTGTTCAGTCCAGCTTGCTCTTTGGCAAGTGCTGAATAGTCAGGAGCAGGAGGTGTGCTTGATTTGCCGCCCATGATTTATCTCCAACCATTTACATTGATGTTTATACATCTTAAAGATAGCCTCCCCACCATCAGGGAAAACATCTTCAATAGTACAAACAAAGTTAAAGCCAAGTTTCAAAGTAAGATCTAAGACAAGTTTGTTACTTGCGGGAATCTTAGCAAAAATCACATCACACTTGGCCTGGTTGAATGGATAATCAAATGCGGCCCACATGAAAGACTTCGTTAACCAACTCCTATTCCCTACAACATGCATTACACATGACTTACCTGTCCAATAATCGTACCCGACAACACCTTGTATATATCCTTTAGAATTCCTGTTTCCTAAACAAACAAGCTCGTTAGTATACTCTATCCTATTGCGTTCCAGCATCCAATTTCTAAGATACTGTTGACCCACAAATTCTATCACAAAGCTCCGCCTGATCTAGAGGTATAGTCAGTACCAACCCATGTTGTTTCTACCTCGCTTGTTATATTAAGCATTAGTGACACTGCAAAGCCCATACCTTCACCAGAAGCCCAATCCTTCTGTACTATGTACGTACCTGACCATCTACTAGAGTTCCAGAATGCTTCACCCCACAACGCTGCAGCAGCACGGGCGGCAGAACCGGAGGGGAGGCCAAGATCTGGCGAAACGTAGTCATAGACTAGCTTAGATGTATATCCTGCTTTACGTGCACCCATGAAGATAGGTCTGTATAGCCCTACTTGCTTTTGTGAAGTTGGCGATTCAAAGGTAAGAAAGGCTTGCTGACACTTTGCCAGGATATTAGTACCACCAGAACCATCAACATTTACATTGTCTTTATCACCAGTCCATGCACGGTGCACCTTACCGTCCATAGTGCCAAAGTATGGCGTAGTATGCAGACGGTGCCAACAAGTAGCATCCATACCAGAAAATGTACACCATGCACTATTAGTGACATTGTTTACTAATTGACCATTACTACCTGCATAGATAGTTGGTATATTAATAAACAACATGTTAATGGCGGGGAAGAATTGCATCTCCCAGCCATCAGCATCACCTAGTTCTGTTGTCAAGTCACTAAGCATGAACTGAATCTTTTTGCTATAGATTATGTTATCAGTTTCATTAACTTGTGTAGACGTTAATACCCGAGCCATAGACACAATGCCTGTGCTCGTAAGAAATAGCAAGTCTCCAGCAATATCAGAGAAGAATCTGCGACCTCTGATAGGAGATCCAATAAAGTAAACACCAACTAATGCCCAAGTAGCAGCTTGTGCTACATTAGTACCAGAGTAAACTACCGCCTCACCCATAGAAGATATGGCAACTAATTTGTCATCTGCACCATCACAAGAGTCTACA